AGGTGATCCACCTTGTACTGTATAGGTCACAGACTGACCGAAATCAGTCAACATAACCAAACGATCAGCAGCGGTTTCGACAGCCATCACTCAGCCTTTTTGGGGCGTCCTCTACGGACAGGTTTTTCAGTTGAATTATCAAGCCCAATCGAGCGATCAACTTCCACTGTTTCAATCTCTACGAACTCACTTGCACGATTGTTCTTAATCATCAAGCGAGCCTCGCTCTTTGGCAACTCAAGGACATGACCAGCCCGAGCATTGCCCAGACTGGTCATAGTCCCCCTGAGAAAGACTATTTTCATGGAGCCAGATTCACTAGCCCCAGAGAATTTCTCAGTTGTCAGCATTAGGCGATGTCCGCATCACCCAAGCAGAACGACACAGCGTGACGCACTGCAACGTCAACAGATTGCATTGCAACGATGCGAACCGTGCCGGTGGTGCTGGAGGTGTAGGGGTCAACCAGAATATCCAGACCGCCCCACATACCGATCAGCAGGTCGGCAAAGTTACCGAAGTAAGCATCGCCGGTTGCGGCTTGGTTCGACACGATGGTGCGATAGCCGTTCATCTCGCCGTTTTGCAGCACAAACAGACCAGAGCCGCTGTCCTTAGCGGTAGTCTTCAGAGCGCCAGCCATAGCAGCGTTGATGATGTAAGCCAGGTTGCCACGCAGAGCGTTGTCGGCTGCCACTTCGGTTTCCATGCCAACGATTTCGGCGAACGTGGGGTTCGTTGCGGCGAAGTCTTTGGTGTTGATGCCAGAGGTAGCACGAATGCCGGTCGGTTGACCAGACGAACCCGAACCACTCAGAGCGCCCAAGTCAATGGCGATTGCCAAGGAGGCAGCCAAGTCATTGCGGATCAGGCTTTCAACATCGGGCGAACCTTGCATCATCAGGTTGCGGGTCACATCGGTGAATGCGCCAACAGTCTTCGGAGACATGGTGATCGAGGTGAAAGTAGCCTCGCTCTCGCTGGCAGCAGAGCCTTCAGCAAACCAACCGCCGGAAGAAGTAGCAGACTTCTTCGGGATTTTGACGTTGCCTTGCAGACCAGTCAGCATCGTGGCGCCAGCTTGCATCACGCTCGAAGCGTTACGCAGGGCATCCACAAAAGCGTCAGGACGGAAGTTCTGACCAACCAAACCAGCGTCATCGGTGGTATTCAGATCACGCTTGTTCCACTGGCGCAGAACGTCAGCGGGAACCAAAATGCCTTGAGCCGATTGACCGAAAGCGCGTTGGGCGGCTTCGGAGCACTCGAATTCGAAGGCGGCTTCTTTTTGCAGAGCGCGGTCGGTTGGGTTTGCCAGAGCACGCAGAGCACGCATCAGGCTGAAACGCTTGATTTCGGTTTGGTTCAAGCCAACGTCTTGCTGGACGGGAGCGTCAAAAGCGCGGCTCTCAACAGCCACATTCACGGAGTTTTCCATTTTTGTTTCCTTTGGGGCAACTTGTGCCGGAGTTTCGATTAAGCCTTGCGGCTCGGCTTCAGAGGTGACGGTCGCATCGCTTCGCCCCACCCCCACCGTGACATCGGCAGGGATAGAAACTATGCTGGCTTCCATCGGTCGCCAACTCGTTGCGCGATAAATGGCTCCATTGTTCTCTTTCACCATCTTGGCGATTGAATAACCGATGGAGACATTGCCGCGAATGTTGTCAGCGACATCACTGTAAACCTCTGAAGCCAGTGCGTTTTTACTAAAGCGCACCGTTGCCCTCAACTTTCGGGCCGAAGCATCAAGGCTCACAGATTCGATAACGCCAATTTGCTTCTCAGGATCGTGATCCAAAAGCAAAGGCGCACGACCAGAGTTAATGAAACTCAAGTCGATTGATTCAGGTTTATGGTCAAGAACCTCGTCACCATAAGACCGCTGCACAGGGGATTCGCTGGATATAGACATAGAAACGCGCCGATCATCGACACTTTCCACGCGAGCCTCCATCGCATCGCTGCGAGTGACCCTTTCGCCAGCCTTACGGTCATCGCTGAGGTCCATAACAATCTCATTGCCGTTTTCGTCAACCGGAGTAGGTTCAGGTTGCGGCATATTTGCGATTGCTTCAATAACATCGGCTTGGTCTTCGGTGTCAATATGAACCGAAACACTCACCATTGCGCGATTATCTTCCATAGCTTCCCTTTCGGTTGCTTCTTCAAACAAAATAGGCTTGAAGTCGTGTGATTCTAACCATTTTTTCGCTTCGGCAACAGAATATCTATTTTTGTCAAAGCGAATTGCTTGAATCTCCGTAGTGCCATTTTTAATACCGTAGATGAAATCAATTCCAGGTCCTCCGGCGTCATTTTCACGCCTAAATGAGTCATATTGATCTGGGTCTTTTAGTCTGGCAGCGTGTTCATTCGGGTAAGGACGATAATCCCGATCATTTTTGATCTTTGCCCACTCACGCTCTGCCCAAGTTTTACCTGGGTCGCCACCCCATAAAGCCCAGGCGATTCTTCCGTTACTGGGATAACCATCCTCACCAGGACGAAAACCCTCAGCTTCTTTATCCACTTCGTGACGTGCGAAATAACTCACCATGCGCCCAATCGTTTCTTCAGAAAGGTCACGCCCGTTGACAATATCTCGCGCCCGAGCAATTCCAACCTCAGTGCCACCACGCCCAAACTCATTGCGCCAGTCTAAGCCTCTCTGGGCTTCTTCTTTCATGGCTTCATTGGGCGTTGGCATTTGAAACCTCAGCTTCGGTTGGCAATTTATCCCCAAACGGCTCGAAAGCCATCTTCAGACCATAAGCCTCTGCCATTGCTTTCTCAGCCTGAATTTGATCGAATGTTTCTTCAACATCCCGACCATATTGATTCGCCACATCCTGCATGGACAGAATGCCGTTCTTCAATCCGACAACAGCAGCGTTCATTTCCTTCAGAGGGTCAACCCAAGAGAATCCGCGAGCACGGAAAACCGTAGCCTCAGCGAACTTATCGAATTTACTCGCCGGAAGGTTAACAATCCCGTCTTCCATAATTGACATCAACCACGCACGATAGACAGGCTCGACAAAGTGCTGCACAAGATAATCTTGGACAACCTTCCATTGATCCCTGTCTTCTAACGAGCCTTGACGAATCGAGGAGTAACTCACGCCCTCTAGGTCATTTGCCAAAGAGGTATAAGAAACACCCAAGCCAGAAGCAATCCCTCTCAGAACCGCTTTTTCAAAGTCAGCAAAAGCACTGGTCGGATGAGTCGGGTCAAACTGTTGGAAACTCACTCCAGCGGGAAGTTGCTGGAACGTCCCTGGCTCGGCTTCCATGATCGGGACTTTGTTGTCCAAGTCATCAGGGATAAATCCGTCACCATTCGGAGAGGTGAAGAAACCCATCTTAGAAGCGCCAACTCGCGCGGCAACCAATTCAGCCTCACGATAACCATGAAGCATCTTCAAAGAGGTGATTGCCGGAGCCATCCAAGTCACACCGCGAGTTTGCATTGCCCTCTCTGGCAAGAAACAATGCAGCATCTTGTCTGCGGTCACTCGGTTGTAAGTTTTGCCCATCCAACTCGAAGATGTGTCACCAGGGTGAGAGGTAAACAAGTGGTAGGCAACCGGACGATTAAACTTGTCCAGTTCCACACCCATGCGAATCCGATTCCCGTTCGGCAGAGTGACGTTATATTCCTCATCTAATAGATCGCTCTCAATGAACTCAAGAGCGAATTTAAACGAGTTGGGATAACGCACCAGACGAACCAAGACCTCACCGTCACGAATCATCGCTTCAATAAAAAGCCTCTGTGCGTCAACCCAAGACAGTTTCCCGTCAACAGTACAAGTGCCCAAACGCCCCCATTGCTTCCATGCGCGTTCGATTTGATCGTTTCCAATCATATCCATCGAGCCGTTATCGTTTCGCGCCTTGACCTGAAGAGTAACGCCACGTTCACCGACCACGTTAGCCTTGGAGAGATTCAGAAAGCGCCGAGCATATTCGTTGTTTCGAGAAAGATCACGAGCACGATTTCGCAGAACTTTTAGACCTGACTTTACTTCTTCGTCAGCAGAGTAAGAGGTAGTCACGAAGTCGTTAAACAAACGACCTGTGCTTGCTCCAGCGTAGTTTCGCTTCTTAGGTGCTTTCTTTCGGAAAATGTCTAGTAATCCCATATCTTTCCCTTAGAAACGAACTTTGATCGTTGCGCCAGTCGCATCGCCACGCCGGATAGATTCCGCAGTTTCTTCTTTAAGCATTTCTCGCTTGTAATAGTCACGCGCTTGAATAAGATCGTTAAAACTCATCTTGGTGAGACTGCGACCTGCAACAGAATAAGATGAAACGTCAGAATCAGCCTTGCCATTTAGGATTGATTCAATCTTTCCGACCATGATCTCTGCGTGCGTGCGAGGATCGGCTCCGTTGACATCAAGATCAGCGATTACAGTGAAATTTCCACGGTCAACAACGATTCGGTTATTGTCAGAGTTTCGCTTGATCTCAAGTTGCCAATGGTAAAGACCAGAGACAAAATCAGCCGAAGTGGCACTCGAAACAGTGAAAAGATAGTCAGAACTGCTGACAGTTCCGACAACTTGAACCTCTGTGTTTCCGCCGCCAGTGATACGAGCCACATAGGTAGCTGTATAGAGGTTATTCGGGTAATCAGTGCCTAAATCTGTGCGCTTCCAAATCAAATAATCGCCAGCAACAATAGTTTCTGGCTCTTTGGTGGGCGCTGTTGAAGCATTGAATAGGTTAGCCATGCAAGCCCCTAGTTTTTGCAAATATAACAGATTCTAACGCCAGCGGTTCACAAAACTAGACTGTTTCTGTTTGATTATTGGTTTTTGTTCCTTAACTTGCTCTTTCGCTTCTTTCCTGTGCTCCATTTGTTTAGCCAATGACGTTAAGTTAACATTCAAAAGAGACAGCGCAGCCATCGCATAAACGCGAACGTCCAAAGCCTCGTTTCGTGTCCGAGTCTTAACGAATTCTCGTTTCGCAAATCCCTTGTGATACCTTGTAGCGATCTTTTCTGCGGTCAGTTGTTTGAAATACTCATCTTCTCGTCCGACAGGAAAGTGACAATATCCAGGTCCAGGCTCTGTTATTTTGAATCGAGAGAACAATAAAAGTTTCGCAGTATCCACACCAACCGGAAAGAGTTTGATTTTCCCGATGTTGTTTTTAGAAGGCTTGCCCATAATCGGTTTGCCTTCTCCACCCATACCCTTGATTGCGAATATCCTCTTTCCCTCCCGAGGTGCGACATACTTGTAAACCGCCTGGGTGTGATGACCACCAGAGTCGATGCAAGTAGCCCTCACGATCATGTCATCAGACACTTCATGCTCGAAAGATTGGCTAAGAAACTCATCAAGATCACGCCAAACAGCGGGACTAGAAGGGTCGCCATGAATAGTTTTGTAAGCGATAGACCAAGATTCTTCATCTCTGCCCCATCCAACAATTTCAGCTTCTAAGCGATCATCTTGAACGTCCACACCTGCTGTCAACAGAACAACATCCTCGGGGACTGCGTGCCACTCTTCAGCTCTGTTTGCCAAGTCAAAGTCATCAACCTGCTCACCAGATTCTTCCCAAGTCTCTCCAAGGAAAGTGTTAACCCAAACCCTCAAGGTCGCTGGTTGTTTTTTTGCCTCAAGAAAGTCTCTAACCCCGTCCTCAAGTGGCGTCCAAGGTGAGTAAAGTGCAGATAAGTGAAATCCAGCAACCTTTCTTGTTTTCTCAGAAGAAACCCACTTTCCTCTTTTGATTGCCCTGGCTCTTTGAGTGTCATCCCACATCCCCCCACACTCAGAACAGCAATACATCGCCGTTTCTGGCTTATCTATCTCCCACTTAACACTTCCCCACACAAGAGGTTGTTCCGCATGGCAGTGAGGGCATGGGACGTAGTATTTTCTTTGGTCAGACTCTAGGTATGCAGTCTCAATTCGACTCGCATCTTTGTTGGTCGGAGTAGAAACTAAAAGAATCTTTCGATTCCAAAATGTCGCAGAACGCTTCTTTGCAAGACTTACGGGGTCGCCCTCAGTACCAGCAGAAATAGGGTAGCGATCAACTTCATCACAAAATACGTTGCGTACAGGACGGGAAGCAAGACTAGAAGGACTGTTAGCGCCACAAGCAGTAACGTGACCACCAGGGAATACCTTATGCAAAGTAGTATTCCCCGAATCACGAGATCGAGGGTCTTTAACAAGACCCCCAAGAACAGGAGTGTCACGCAACATAGGAGCAAGACGATCTTTAGACCAAGTTTGTGCCATATCCAATGTAGGCTGTACAACAAGCATTGGAGAAGGGTCTTGAGAGATAAAGTAACCGACAGCATTGTTAAGTATCTCCGTTTTTCCAACTTGGGCAGATGACATGACCACCACAGTCTCGATGTAAGGATCAGACAACGCATCCATTATCCCGCGCTGATACTCAGCCCGCGAAGTATTCCAACTTCCAGGTTCGGCAGAAGATTCAGGGCTTAACTTTCTGTATTCGTCAGCCCATTCAGAAATTGTTAACTTAGGAGGCGGCTTCAGCCTCTTTTTCATTTGCTCCTGAATCGCCTTCTTCAAATTCGTCAGTTGCAATGCCTGAACCGTAGCCTCTAATCTCATTTAATGCCTCGTATATAGCGTCTTCAAGTATAGACTTTATCTCTTTTATATCTTTTGCGGTATATACCTGGGCAGATACCTTTGAAGGAAGAGACAACATCTTCGCTCGAAAGTTGGATAACTGCTCGCCGATCTCCGTGGCGACCTTATCAATCTCGATTAACACCCCCTGCTCTTTCATCAACTCAAGTTCAGCCAACCCAGCCTCGGCAGTCATCTTCTTTCTCTTGGCTTCATCAAGCTCCATGAACTCACCGCCGCCAGTAAGCTCCTTAACCTTTCTTTCAATCTGCCACTTCTCAACCTCGTACGGGTCAAGAATCCACTCCTTCCCCTCTCCTCCACCCTTCCTACCAGCCTGGACATAAGGGCATCCAGCCTTAATCCAGTCCCTCACCGTGTTGTAGTGCAATCCGTAGAACTCAGCGATCTCTCTCACTGTTTTATGGGGCATAAAGAAGTCTCCCTATATTACGTTAAGTTGTTAAGATTCTATCGCTAGATTTGTGTGGGGGTTCGAATAACCA